TTTTTTGAATGCTTGGTTAAAAGTACCTATAATTAACTGTTTTGTACTCATTTTTTACTCTCCTTATAAGTATTTACCTATGATTTTTTCCTGCTGTGACGGAGAAAGGTTATCAAAGTTAGACCAATCTTCATCAGAAGCAGGTGCAGAGCTTGAGTTTGAAATAGCAGCAATTTTGTCTGTTGCTTTCTTGTTTTCTTTTGCTGCCAGTTCATCAACTTTTTGTTTAAACCCACCTTCTCTTTGTTCAAGAAGTGTCAGCATAGCTGATGCTGTTTCAAAATCTAATGCAGAACCAAACTTAGCGAACTGTGAAACAACGAAATTCTTTACATTCTCATCCTGTAAGATGTTATTATGCTTTTCACACAACTGTTGGATAGTATTTTCTATCTTCATTGTTTCTTGTGTCTGTGCATTAGTCTGAGAAGTCTGTTCCAGTTGGAATCTCCTGCGTTCAGTAGCAATAGCTACGTTACGTATAACCTCAGGAGAGAACTCTAATTCAATGTCTTCTCTTTTTTCTTCGGTGGGATTATTGATATAATCCTGTAACATGCCAGTAACTCTTTCAGGGTCGTCTGTCTGACCTATGTACTTGTAATACTCATTAGCTTCTGTGCTGATAAGTTCGTACATGTTCTGCATGTCTTGTTGGGAATTGAATCCTGCTTGTCTAGCCTGTTCTTCTTGTTGCTTATGGTAAGCATCAAGTTGTTCTTTAGCTTTCTGAAGCTCTGCTTTTTCTTTTTCCCAGGAAGCCTTTTGTTGGCTAGAACTGGATTCTAACTCCGTATAGGATTTAACAAGGTTCTCTACATTAACGCTACCATCCTTGTTTTTGAACTTTTCTGGGCACTGTATAGTGTTATCCTTAGGTTCATCATTTGAGGGGTCTTCCTGCCCTTCCTGCGTTGTCTCTGAAGTGTTTTCTTCGGGTTCGTCAAGAACTTTTGCAATTTCTGCTTCAAGTGATTCCTGAGAATTATCCTGTGTAACAGTTTCAGTTTGTGTACCTTGATTCAATTCTTCACTCATTAGTTACTCCTTTTCTCTGTTGTTCCTTCTTAAGTTCCTTGTAGAATGTGTCAGCCCAACCATCTACTCTGTTGATGGCATACAGGACACCTCTTACATAGTCCTTACAGAAAGGTTCATTACCTGACTGTTCAGCACAAAGATTCAGGAGTCTTTCTCTGATAAAATCCCATTCTTTACTCTCCGATAACTCTTTACGGAGAGTTAATTCATCTCTATTCACTTAGTAAGTTCCTTCCTGGCAGGCTACCTAATGTAGATTCCAAGTCTTGTGGAACTTCCTGCTCAGGTGGTTGGAAGTTTTCTCCACCTTCATTTGGAATCTCTTTACCCTGCTTTGCCATCTCTACTTGTTGTTGTAATTGCTCTATGATTGGAGCAAGCTGAGGATTCTGTAACAGTACCTGTTGTACCTCTGGTGCAATAAGATTCTGCTGCATTAGGAATCTCTCAGGATTTTCTACACCTTTTTGTTCCATGTAGTATTTGAAAAATTCTTCAAGATTCAACGGAAGTCCTGATTTGAGGAACATCTGACCTGCCTGAGCAATTAGGTCAGCATAGTTAAATCTTTCAGATGTAGCACTTCTGTCAGAGTATGTATATCTGTAATCTGCCTGACGTACTTCATCATCCACTTCAACATTTTCTGGGTTATTATCTTTGTTTACATATATGTTTTCTGTACCAAATGTGAAATTAGCCTTTAATTTAGCTACATTCTTAACGTCTGACAGTATAAGGTTCTGGTTTATACAGTCAAGTAACATCTTTAACCTTGTTAATTGACCTTCAACCTTAGTTGAAACTTCTGTAGCAGTAGTTCTGTCTTTCTCAGCAGCACCTGCCATGTTAGGAAATATTCCAGAAATTTCGGACATTAAATCATCCAAGTATGACAAATCATTGATGAAAGCATTTTGTTCGTATGCTATAGGTTCAGGTTTCTGTGTCTGAAGATTACCGTCATATTCAATAATCTTACCTGGATGTACCTCTACATCTCCTGGGTCTTCACCGAAGAAACCTCTTGGAGCATAACAAGGTTTGTTTTCATTTAATTTACTCAGGTCTATCTGATGTCTTAACATCTGTTCCTGAGTAAGAGCCATATCATATACAGAGTAGAGAGGAGAAATACCTCTGCGATTTGATGGGTCAGTTATGTATGCACCATAACTAAACGGGTTTATTATGAGAGGGTTTTTCTCAAATCTTACAAGGTATTTCCCACCGACTACAACTGCATACCAGTTCTTAAGAACAGTACCGTCTGGTAATTCCAAATCTCCCCAATGTTCAAGACACTCAACTGTTGAACCATTTACATCTTCATCCTGTAAAGAACTGGCATCCTGTGATGAAGTATCTGATTCATTAGCACCTAATTTAACAGCATTTCTTAAATCAGAAGCAACTTCTTCCGATACCTCATAATACTGGTTGTTTATAATATCATCTGGAGTCTTCCATGTCCTGTTAATCTTAGGACAGGTATCCCAGTTTAACTGTTGTGTTGTATCAAATACGAAATTAGCAGGGTCAACCATATAGATGTATGGATTATCATAGGATACTTTCTCATCTATATAGAATTTCTCCCCTCTTATAGCCGCTGCAGCAACCTTAGGATTGGTCATTGCATTCATGAAGTCAATAGGTCTTCTAATTTCTTCTGACAGTTTTCTCCATGTACAGAATGAGATAAGTTCTCCATAAATTAGAGATTTATCTATTATCTTGTCCATAGTTTTTTGGTATTCCATCTTTTCAAGACAGTCCACCAACATAGTTTTCTGCTTATTAGAATTATTGTCTGCTTCTAATGATTCACCTGAAACGTCAAACATTGATGCAGTATTAGCGTATACGTTCTTCCAGATGAAGGCTTTAAAGATTTGGGAGTACATAAATAGCTTACACATCTTTAAACGGCTTCTCCAAGCCTTAGAAGGGTCTTTGGGAACGTCTGCAGCAACATTTTTGAAGAAGATTTCATCAATTAGTTTGTTAGCCTTCTCTAATTGACTACCTCTACCGTTATCAAGAGTTCTGAACTCCTCTTTAATCTTCTTGGCTATCTTATCTTTTTCTTCGTCAGATAGCTTATGTACTTTCTGGTCTTTTTCTACGATGTATTCCATTAAATCTTATCCGTATCAACACCCTGAATAACCAATACTTCAGGTTGTTTATTCTGTAACTTACCGTCTTTATCCAAACCTAGGTTTACTCTCTGTCCATCCTGGAACTTCTTGACAGCAGAAGCATATAAGTCAAAGTTATAAGTAGTAAGCTTTAACCCTATCTTGCTCTTATTACCTCTGGTTTGATTCTTGAAGTCTTTACCTATCTCTGCCAACGAAGCATACATATCTTCGTATAAAGACTTACATTTCTTAGTGAAAGCAATTTTCTCTTTTTCAGTAATAGTTGCCAGTTCAGCATTGACATTACTGTCAATCTGTTTCTTTTTCTCAACTAATCCTTCTTCTCTCATCTTCTTAAGGATAGTTTCCTTGTTGAATTTAACATCAGGAAGTGCCTTGACAATACTGTCAAGTTCTTCTCCTCTTAGATATAAAGGTCTGACCTTATCCCAGTCAGATGCTGTAGGTAGATGTTTACTCATTGAATAAAATTGTCTTAGATTCCCTTCTTATGTGATAAATCACATTTCGTGGGGAAATGTTTACTCATTAACTAAAAATAAGAAGGCTCATGTACGGAAAATGTTAAGACAAATAAGAGAACTTTATATGGTAAAACCCCATGAGCCACAAATGTACTAACAATATACTTGCTTTACTACTTCTTTATTACCGTTGAAATCTACTGATTTCTGAATTATAACCTTTTTACCACCTTTAACCTTCTTCTCTATAGTTTCTCCATACCTGAAACCATATATTCCCTTCTTCTTTATAAGGTCAAAAGATGTATATTCTCGCTCCTTTCTGAGCGATTCTAAGAGACTTTCTGCCTTTCCCTTAGTAAATGTATCAGATAAGTATTTACCTGTCATTATTCCCTGTCGTACATACCTTACAACAAGCTTTTGACATACTGGACAGTGTGTAATATATAACTTCCTGTTCTCATACTCTGTATCAGGATGCAGAAACCATACAACTTCAGGACTGATTTTCATATTACAATGCACTATCATACTTACCCCCTCATATACGTCAACTTCGTTTCAGAACTACCTACTTTGAATGTCCGTACTCTATACTTATAGTATTTTCATACATATAAAAATTGTCAATCATTTGAGTTACTATATATTACAAAATGTTTACATTTATACTTAGGTATAGTTGTGGAAATTCTAGATATAGACTATAATATAGGTAGATAAATACTTCACCTTTTAAAGATACAGCCTTCCGAAAAGGAAGGTTTTTTTACATCTGGAAGTTTCTGTGGTACGGGGGGAATAGTTCTTCTCCGTACTTCGCCCGCATTGTCCCCCTCTCCCCATGCGTTGCTATCGCTACTACTTCTCATTCATTACTATTATTCTTCTACTTCGTCACTTACTATTATTCTTCTTCTTCTATTATTGTTCTTTCTTATTACATTTTGTTTTTCTATACATTGTGTAATAAGCACTATGCGTGGGTTCTGCGTTCGGTCGCTAAAACGCACGTGCGTTGGAACGATGTCATCCCTAATCTAAATCTTGTCTACTCAAATCCAGACTGTACAAGCGACAGACCCAAATTCAATTTTCGATTTTTAAGCATCTTGTTAGACATTGTTCTGTCTAATTTGATGCTTTTGTATATACGACATTCATAACATAGACAGGTCATAATTAACTCATAAAAAAGATTTGTTATTACTTGTAGATTTAATCTACGCAATTGCTCGAAAGAGCGGAAGGAGCTAATTATGATTATGCTAACAGTTGAAGAAGCACTTGAGTTAACAAAAAAAGCTACAGAAGATGTAGCACATTCAGTATGGTGTACATATTACAAGAATTTTACACCAGAAAAATTGGTTGACGACAAGTTGGTGTCTTACAAAGGTTCTGAGTATTGGGTTTCGGTGTATAAATACACCAATAAAGCTGAACTTAGAACAACTGGTAAATGCTACTTAGGTTTTGTTCAAACAAAGGTGATTCCTTCTCCTATTGATGAGCATTGGGAGGAATACAAGAACCCACAAAAGTTTGAATGGGACTTAGAGTTATTTCAGGAGGGTTAATTCCCTCCCTCTTTTTAGAGGGCTCACTTGACTAGTAGAGCTTTCTAAAAAGAGGTTATTCATAACGAACTGTCGGTCAAACAGTAGAAAGGAGTTAACTATGAAAGTACATCATTTCACTACGAACTCAATGTTCGTAACGGTCGTTGAAGGGAACGACGGTAAATTAAGTTATT